CTACCTGTTGCCGCAACCTGCTGCTCTGCTTCGCGCTCGGCACGGGTCTTGGTTTCCAATGCCTTTTCCTCGGCCTCGTCAGCCTTGCGACCCGCACGGGCGGCTAGGAACGCCTGCAAGCCCTGCACAAGCGGTGCAGCAGAAGGGATAGGCGCAACGCCCACATCCTGCGGGGTGTACGCTTGATTGGCGAGGGCTTCAGCCATCCGACGACGGCGACGAGCCTCAACCATCTGCTGATCGTAAGCAGTCGGCGCGTTGAATGTCTGAACCTGCTTGTAAGGACTATCTGCCATTCATGCCACCGTAGGGGTTAGGCTGCGTGGTCGGCGCAAGGCTGAAATACTGCTTTTTCTGCCCGTTTACTTGCGGCACAGAAGTTTGGTTCTGTAGCAACTGCGCGAGTTTCTGCGGCTTCGTCGGGTCGGCCTGACCCGCGTACATCGTGTTCATTGGATTCATTAGCCACCCCCGAAGTAAGAACCGGCAGTTCCCGCCAGACTGCCGTACAAGCCCATACGAGCGTTATACGCCGCTGTCTGATTTCCATAACTCTGCTGCGCGAAGTTACCCGCCGCTTGCTGTGCGCCAAAGATGGGAGCCGCCGCAACATCCGCGCCCTGATACGCTTGGAACTGCGGCATCTGCACCTGTGCGCCGCCCATGATCGCCGCAATCTCGTTAAGCGGTTGCGACCGCAACGCCAACTGCTCCTGCAACGCCGCCTGCCGCTGCGCGTTCTGGAACGATGCCGCCGACTGCGCCTGATTGAACCGCTGACCCTGCATCGCCGCACGAGCCTGCGCTTGCTGCAACGCCGTCTGCTGGTTTTGCGAAAGGGCGGCATTCTGCAACCCCGCAATGTCCATGTCTTGCCCGAACTGCTGACCGGCTGCGGTGTTATACGCCCCCGCAGCACCAATGCCCTGTTGAAAGTTCTGCGCGATGGCGCGGTTAGCCGCGTCCTGCGCCGCCTGCTGCGTCTGGAACGAGGACAACTGCCCCTGCCGCCCGAACTCACCCGCCGCCATACGCTGCTGAAAGTTCTGCTGCTGCGCCTGATTCGCCATCGCTTGCGCGGACTGCGACTGCCCGAAGTTCTGCCCGATGGCCTGATTGCCAGCCGCCTGATTCTGCATCGCCGCTTGGAACGCCGCCAACTGCGCCTCGTTGCCAAACTGACCGGCCTGCGCCCGCTGACCAAACGCCTGACTCTGCGCTTGGTTTTCCGCAGCCTGACGCGCCAACGCATTCTGGAAGTTCTGCTGTCCCGCCGCGTTCTGCGCTGCGGTAGCCTGCTGACCCGCGCCAAAGCCCGCTAGAGCCGATTGATTGGCAAACCCACCCCTAGCCTGCGCCTCGCCCAAGCCCTGCTGACGCGCCGCCATATCAAGGTTCAAGCCCTGCAACGCCGCCTGCGTTCGCAAGTCGTTTTCCTGCTGCTGCTGTTCCGTGATGGCAGCGCCATACGCCTCACCACCACGCACAAGACCCTGATTAGCCAATTGCGTTTCAAGTTGCGACCGCTGACGCTGCAATTGCGGGTCAAGGCGCGACATAATCGCCTGCTGCGCCGTCATACCAGCGTTTACCGGCATTGCGGCAAGGTTGGAGGTATCCAACTGCCCCTGCAGCCCCGGAGCCATAGGCCCGCCCTGCGCCATCGCAGCAGCCCCCGGTGCGCGGGCAACATCGCCCACGCCCGTTAGGTCATATTGGCCTTGAAGCGACGGAGCGCCCACCCCGCCCTGCGCTGCACCAAACGCGCCACCACCCGGCCCGCCGCCCGCCATCCCTAAGCCGGAAGCGTCAAAGCCTTGCAGATTCAACCCCTGCGGCCCGCTACCCGCAAAGCCATACTGTCCCGCTGTGGGGCCGTAGTTGACCGGGAGCGCGTTTACATTGCCCCGAGCCTGACCCATCGCGCCGAGATCGGGAGCCTCGCCAATGTCGCCGTACCCGCCGAAGGAAAATTGTTGGTCTGGCAACCCTTGCGGGGTGAAGTTGGTGCCATAGATGTTCGACACGCGCCCGATAGCCTGTTCGCCAAGGCCCGCCAAAGACCGCTCTACCCGCTGTTGCGCCTCTAGGGTCGCTTGCGCCTCGGGGGTCAGGTACTGCTCAATGTTAGGCGTGTCCAAGTCCACCATGGAGGTGAACATATCGCGGGTCGGCATAGCATCGCCTATGTAAGCGTTCTGCGCCCCGCGCATAGCGTTGCGATTAACAAACTCGCCTGCGCCAATGTCGCCAAATTGCGCCCCCATGGACGAATCCATGCGATTACCGCCGCCCTGCGAAAACTCGCGCCCGTCATCAAACTGACGACCCGCCATCCCTTCGGATTTCATGCCGCCATACAAACCCATAGGCGAAGGCGAAACGCCGAGATCGACTCCACCGCCCATCTCAATGCGCTGATTGCTACCGGGCTGATATGCACCGCCGCCAATGTCAACAGGAGCAGAGGGGGGCGGGTTAGCCGCAGAAGCCTGTGTATTTCGCTTGTTCCAATTAGCCATCGCAGCGTCATACGCTTTCTGATCGAACTGCTGACGACCAAAGGTTACGCGCTGACCACCAAGCGGGGTTTTAATATTGGGATTGGACAGACGCGCAGTGAGTCGCGCTGCGTCTAGGTTTGCCACGCCCTGCTGTTGAGCAGCAGCAGCGTAATCAGGTGCCGGGGGTGGTGCCGGTGATTTTTTGCTCATACTTCGCTCCAAGAAACCGGCATTGATTCCGGCTCATCGTCATCATGCAAATATCTTCATCGCTGAACCGCAACCGCGCTTCTTCGACAAAGCCCATATTCTTGACTAGCCGCAACGCTTTGGCATTTCCACTCAATACGGGGGCTATGATTTTCTCAACGCCACACACATTAAACGGATAGTCAAAGATTGCTGCCACAAAGCATGATGTTAGCCGCCCTTCGATTGCGATATGGCACACGATACTGCGCCCTGACCAGTCCTCGTAAATGACACCCGCTTGGATGCCGTCACGCTCTAATCCAATCGCTTGCGACCTTTCCGCAAAGTAGCCTCGTCCTAATACCTCTGCAACCCACGCACCAACTGGTGCGCCTGTGATTATACGCCTGCCCATCCGGTTTGGAAAACCACATCGGTAGCAGCCCACTCAATCTGCAAGCCGGATGATGCCGACTTCAACTGTAGTGCGCCGCAATACCCGATGCCGGTAATCCCCTGCCATGAGTTTGTGATTTGAAGGTCTGAACCCCACAACATCGAATCCCACAACCCAGACCCCCAAGATCCAAAGGCCGAACCCGAGTAAGACAGCGCGGCACTGGTGTCCATCGTGTCAAAGTCGATGTTCATGCCCAACTGAATCTGCGGTTGTCCGTTGGTAAAGAGCGAGGGGCGCGCACGGGTAAAGTATTTCTTTACGCCGCGACTGCCGAAATAATTGAAGGCTTGCAAGCAGGTTCCGGCAATGTTTGCCGCGCCATCTGCATACCCGTCATCCCACGCCTTGTTAACAACCCCTGCGCTTCCAAAATAAGGGTTTTCGTTAAAGGTTTCCCAACAGAACGCCGACCAACCTTTGAACTTACACCAAGAGGTCGTAATCGTGTTCATGGCGTACTGCTCTTGTTGACCCGTTGCAACAGGAACATTTACCCAAACGGCAGTGTTCTTTGCGGAATAGACAATCTGCCATCCAAAAGACGAACCGTAATTGACCGTTGCAGCCGTAATAGCGCCTTGAATCTTGTTCGACAACGCCACCCGAGGGTCAAGCCGCGAGGACTGCAGCGACTGTGCAAGCGGCATCAATCCATCATAGGTCAATACCAGCAAGTCGCCCGCGTATTTCAGCATACAGCGGTTGCCAATCGGTGCGCCAAGTTTCCAGATACCCGCAAGCGCCCAAGTTGCCGCGCTCGACGGGTCAGTACCACGGTAAACGATTACCTCGCCCTCGCTCGTCACAAAGACAAGGTTATCGTCCACACCGTAACCGGCATCAATCGTCCATGTATCAAGGTCAACCAACACGCCGCCAGACTTGGCAACCGATGACAGGTCAAGCACCTGCGCTACGCCGCCAGCACTAGAGGTCGGCAAGTACCACGCCTTTAGCGTGTCCTTCTGGATGAACCACAGCCGATTCTTAAAGAGCGTGACATTGGAAAGGGTCGTAGTTGTTACGCCCGTAATCGCTGGGGACGATACGCCCGTGATCGCTGTCCATGTTGAACCGTTGTAAAGCAGCGGGCTATCTACACCGTTAACGGCGTACAGAAAGTTTCCGGCAGCAGTCGTAAAGTTTGTGTATTCCCACCGCGCATTAGACAGGCTTGACACCACCGCAGCGCCTACCGCGCCTTGCGTAGTCACATCGT